GGAGGCAACGGAAGAATGTTTGTGGCGCATTAATGATGTCAACATACCCCGCAAGCGCAGTGTCGAGAACTTGCTTCGCAAAGCCCCACGATACATTGACTCGGTAGGCTTGCCCTGCGTTGATAAGCGCCCTCTCGTCGTAGGGGCGTTCGTTGTCGTAAGCAGCGTCAATCTTACTGCGGTCAAAAGCTGAGACGGCATCCGCTCGTCGTAGAGTCTCCCAAATCTCATAAGCCGATTTAGCATCCTTAATGCGAGATACCGGAGGCTTCCCGCTTTGTGAAATTGTTTCTAGTCTATCGCTCATTATTTTCTTCCTTTGTTGGTTTCTTTTGGAAGAACTTTAAGTTGGCTACTCGCTTCTGATAAATCCTGATTTTTCTCTCAAGTTCAGATTCATCAGCATCTTCTATGCTTTCTGCGGCATTTTGCGCATCCTCAACTGTTAAGTTCTTTGCAACCTTCATATCGTCTTTATTTGTATCGTTCAACAATAACTTAACAAGTGAGCCATCTTTACATCCGTGAATAAGTATCGCTTCATCGTTTATCGGTTTATTCCAATGGACATCCCAAGCCAAGTTAGAGATAGAATCACATACCACTTCTCCGTTAAGATAGCGATATTTTTCTGTCCTCCAATTGTTTTGGATAAGATTGGAATCCTTCATCCGATTTACAACATACCACTGTATGATGTTAGTCCAGTGCCTATTAGATACTGAAAGGGAATTCAATACAGGTGCAGAGCAGATTTTTGTGGAATACACTCCAACTTGAGCCATCTTGTGTCCGGCAACAGATTCAGGAAGAAGTTCTCCATTCCTTCCTTCATACACTCGTTCTTTGGCTCCGAGATAAATCAATGGCTCACGCTTCTCCTTAACCGCCCTAGTTGTGTCTGCGTAGTATTCAAACGAAATAAGATCAAGCCAGTTTTCAGCAATTGGAACCGTGTCTAGCTCAAACCAAAAGAAAGCATCTGAATTCTCATCCTTACGAATGTGAGCGCAAGCCTGCTGGAAATAGAAGTTACAGGACATCGGCCAACCTAGCATCGTGTCTTCGATGATGTGAACCTCCGAAGATTTGAACAAATGCTTAATCTGCTTCTCAAATCCAATGATAACTTCCTCGTTTTCTTTGGAACCGATGACTAGCAAATCATGCTCTTCACCTACTGGAAACCTTTCAATCGCTCTGATGAAATCAGGGATCAAATGACGATCATGTTTTGATACAGGAATAACTAGCTTCATATTAAAAAATCATTTCAAACTCAGCCGTGAATTTGATCGGCCTTGAAGGAATTGCATCGTCGAACTCAAACCCGCTTACTTTCCTCCACACCCGCCGAGGCATAAAGAAACAATACTCGTAAACACCGCGAGAAATAACGAGAACTTTAAAACCCGCTCTTTCCACCCTATACGGAGTTCCTTCAACGGCCCTTTGCAAAGCCAGAGCAAGAGGAGATTTTGAAGGGTTACACTTAGTTCCATTGACATAATCTTCAGGTTTAACAATCACATCGAATAAAACAGATTGACGATGTTCGTCAATATAAAGTTCTGCCTTTGTTTTTTGAAAACCAAGTTCCTTTAGTATGTTCATCACTTCTGGTATACTATTATAATATCACTTATTTTCAAGAAATAATTGAAAGAGTTTTATATTTTTGTAAAGTGAGCTAGATGAATTCAGCACCAATTTACGGTGATCCAATTGACGGATACCTTCACCTATACGGGTTTAACTGGAAAAAAGGAACACACCAAATCGCAATAGAACTTGCGATGTTTAGAGAAAAGATTAAAGGCAGGATTCCTAAAGATACTGGTGGATACGATACATTCCATCACTTCCAAAGAATCGCTAGGGCATTATGGCCTGAGAAGGATAGCAAGGCGGCAGTTAATTTTGTCTGGCATCCTTGGGCAGAGCGAATGATACGAGCGGCTTGCGAGCATGAGTATCTGGCTATTGCAGGCTCTGGTGGTTGCGGCAAGTCTGAAGCCTATGCGATATGGGCAATCATTAACTACCTAGCAAGTCCAGAGGATACTACAGTTCTCGCAACATCTACTACAATCAAAGCATCCAAGCAGCGTATCTGGGGAAAGATTACGAGGTATTGGGGAGTATGTGAACAGCTAGGCTTGCCGGGGCATCTAGTGGATTCAGAGAATAAGATCAGCTATGTAGGCAAGGACGGAAAGCGTTCTGACTTGTCTGGCATCGTTCTTATCCCCGGCGAAAAGAAGAAGGAGCGTGATGCTACTGGCAAGATGCAGGGTATCCACAACAAGAATGTTATCTTTGTTGCTGACGAGTTATCTGAACTTTCGGAAGCTATTACTGAGGTTGCGTTCTTCAACTTGTCCAAGGGTTGTGAACGATTCCAGTTTATCGGAATTTCTAACCCCGCTTCTTATGTGGACGCATTCGGCAAGTTCGCAAAGCCTAAAGATGGCTGGGAAACTATTACTGTTGATGATGAGCAATGGGATACTGTTCGCGGCGTATGCCTGCACTTCGACGGGTTAAAGAACCCGAACATGATAGCCAAGAAGAAGATTTATTCTTGGATGGAAGGGCCGCAAGATTTCGAGAAGATTCCAGAAGAGGCTAGGAATACATCTTCATTTTGGCGAATGTATCGTGGCTTCTGGTGTCCTGCTGGTATCACCGATCAGATTTATTCCGAGGTTGAGATACTTAACTCCAAGGCTACCGATAAAGCTATATGGCTTGATAACGAGAAGGCTAGAGTTGCCTTCCTTGACCCGTCATTCACAAATGGTGGAGATAGAACGGTTCTATACTTTGGAACGGTTGGCAAACTGGCAGAGCCACATGGATACAAGGGGCTGGAATATGATGAGTTCTTGATCTTCCAAGAGGATGTCACAGATCAATCCATGACTCGCTCGCAACAGGTAGTTCAATGGTTCCGTAATGAATGCATGGCTAGAGGTGTTCAGCCTCGTAATGCAGGATACGATAAGTCTGGCGCTGGTGGGCCGCTAGGTGACTTTATTTCCGTTGCTTGGTCGAAAGATGTGTATGGCTTGCAGTTCGGCGGAAGAGCATCGGATAAACCTGTATCGGCATACGATCCAACTCCGTCACACGAAAGATATGTTAATTCTGTTTCCGAGATTTGGTATTCCGCGAAGGAATATATGCGAACTGGTCAGGTCAAGGGAATCGGCGATGAACTGATGCGAGAGATGTGTATGCGGAAACTTGATCCTAACGGAGAGAAGAATCTAGCATTACGCATTAAGGTTCTACCTAAATCAGAGATGAAGCAACGCTTCGGCATATCTCCTGACATTGCGGATGCAGGGATGGGACTACTCGCCTTGGCTAGAGAGAGACTTAACCTAGATAGCAGCACTGCTACGAAAGCACTGAACCCTAACAATAAGTCTGATACTAAAGGCTGGAAGCAAGCCTTCAGCAAGTTTAAGGCTATTTATGGTTAAACAATCATGCCTTGCACAGAACCAATTCAATGAAGGCTTCTACATTGTTTGACTCAATAAATGTCTGATCCACATTTGATCCGAGGCTGTAGTCGTAATTGTTGTCCACAAGCATGACTCTCTTCGCGTAACAATGCGGCTTCAAGTAGTCCAAGAACTTATAGATGTTCACATGGTATTTCGCAGGGCTTGCTTCATGCGTGAAACTCCAAGTGCTTTTGTGATCTGGATTATACCTTGAGGGCCATATGTTGCCTTCATACAAATCCCAGTCTGGAATAGAAACGATTAAATGACCTCCTCGCCTGACAACCTTAATCCATTCAAGAGTAGCCTCAAATGGGTTGTGCATATGCTCAAGGCATTGAGAGGCATGAAGATACTCAAATCTATCTGGAAAGTATTTCGAGAGATAGTTTGCATCTCCGTGTTCCATGTCAAATGCAATGCAGTTACTATAAGGTATCTTGTCGCTTCCGCACCCAACATCTATCCCGCGACCAGTAAATATTTCCTGCCAGTTAAAAATTCCGAGGCGATCTTCATCCATCCTCCTACGCATTGCCTTACTTGCTTCGTTCATCCGATCAATTCCTTTACCTTCTGAATAGATAAAAGTAGTCGTTCTGTAATTGGATCAAGAGCTACGAATGGAGTTGTCTCTGCAACGATCATTTTCTCTATCTCGGATTTAGGCTTTTCCAGCCCTGCTGATTGCGCTTGAATAATAAGCACATCTATTGAGTAACTATTTAATGTCTTCCCATTTATAGTTAATCTCCACCCGCCTGCTGGAGTGTGCGTTTTGTCTATATGTCGCTCTGGAGTTTTGACGGAAATTTGTATATGTTTTTCCGGCAAAACCGTATCAATATTTCCATCGTAGCAAAATGTAGCATTGTCTCGTTTATAGATACAATCCGGCATCCATAAGCATACTTCTTGAATCGTTCGATGCTTTAGCCCTTCAGCTACGCAATTAGCTGAACTTTGGTTTCCGATAAAGCATTCCGAGCTATTGATAGCAATCGCCAGTTCAAGATAGTCCTTAACGATCAATCGTTCAACCTTCCCGAATCTTTTGCAAAACAATTCATACTCGCTATCGTGTCCAACAAATAGAATTGATTCACCGAGTTGATTAACGATTTCTTTCCACGGGAATAACGGATTTGAATATCTGTTAGTCTTGTTGACAATAATCCTGCCTTTGAATTTTTTATCCTTCGGACAAAAAAGCCATTGTTTAGATAAATCTGTAGGCTGATTTATCCATCTAGCGTGTAGCTCTGCAAGCGGAACTCCGTATGGATGCCCGTTCTTTCTGAAATCAACGAATGATTTGTCGATCTTGAATAACAATTTATGTCCGCATTTCTGAATGTATGGCTGGTATTCAATCAGCGGCTTCAGCATCTTTAGTGCAGTAGGATTATTCTGAATGTAGTAGTTTCCTCCACCCGCTGCTTGGACTGATGCCAAGCTGAGAATAATATCTCCTAAATCTCGTTCATGTAAAAAATTCATTACTCGCCCTTCTTCCAGCAATAATTTATTTCGTCAAAGTCTTTCTTGATATCTTCGCTCAATCCTTGCCGCTGGATGTCAACTGGAACATGAACAGCCGCCTTAAGGGAACAACTGCAAACAAGACAGGCTCCAAGCCTATCGTCGTATTGCGTCTTTCTTTTGCCTATAACGCCCTGTATAAGCGTTAGCACTGCTCCCATGCAAGCACCGCAGGAGAACTGTAAAGTCGTGTTAAACGGGCAACCAACGCAAATGCCAGCCCTTCTTTCAGCTTCCTCTTGAGATACGAATGCATCCTTGCCGGATAAAGTTGATTGCGCCCAGATACGCATCATATTCAAGAACGATAGAACGGCAGTCAGAGATAGCCTTCTACGGGTTACTTTTTTAGAGCTATTAGGAATACACTTCGATCCCCAGTTTGGATTCTGTTTGCACATTTCGGATAAGAATTCTTCCTCCCAGTTTGGCGATAGCAGAATCCCATTAGCGTTGCAGTGGGATTTGTATGCATTAGTTATCGCCCGATAGTCGTAGTGTTTAAACTCAACCCCCGTTTGCGGAACTTTAATTCTCCAGTTCCCGGGAGGGGAACCAGACCTGTCAATCAGTTCATATTCGATCATTGTCTCATGCGCTTGACCGCTTGGACTGCCGCGTCTGATGCACCTTTGATTTTAAAGTCACCAGCGGAGTAGCCTCTTGCGTATTTCTCAAGCTCATCATCGTAATCGCTGGGCTTCATTCTTGCAAGTTTTGTTCTGTTCTTGAACATGCGATCTGACATTACCTGCCCGTATTCACGGACATATGTTTCAAATTCCTTATCAGTAAGTATGTCCCCAAATCTCTTTTGAGCATTTGTTCTTGTTGGGATTGTTGGGCCA